GTCCACATCACGGAACTCACCGGGCTGAATCGGGGTGTCATCACCCTTAATACGCAGTCCACGGGTCTTCAATCCACCGGGGAGGTTACTCAGGGTGCCTGCGTCGATCAATTGACGCATGATGCTGGTTGCAGACTTGGCAAATCCACCGATCAGATGGAACAAACCGAAGCCATAAGCACCAAAGCCGGGGATGTATTGGTAATGAACGAAGTGCTGACGCTTTAAACGCAGTGGGTCATCTTCATTCCAGTTACGGCGGATAGCCAGCACCGTGTTATTGCCCTTGATCATCGTCAGAACATAGGGCAACGCAATCCCGGTAGGCTCTCCATCTTCATCCACATCCTCAAAGCCGGGGAGATCTAGGTCTGCGTGGATCTCATAGAGGGTATAGCGCTCATCGTTTAAATCGCTAAAGCCGGTTTCTTTGTCTTTGGCTTTTTTGATGTTGTCCTGCTCTTTGCCGGGGTCGGGAAGATCACAATCCCGGTAGAAGCCTGCTTGTTGGAGCTTAAGAACCTCATTCTTGGTCTTGCGCATGACATGGGTCAGGCGGTAGCAGGTATCCAGATCTGTAGTCCCATAGGGCAGGATGATGTCTTCTGCGGGGATGAACATGGATACTTGCCGTCCCAGATTGGGATCGTAGTAAACCTTCTTAAAGGCAGATCCGGTAGCAGGGAGACTCCAAAGCATCCGCTCTTGCTCCGGGCGGAACTCACGCATCACTTCAGTAAGCTCATAGTTCATGTCATCTTCGACGCGAACTGCAGCTTCTTTCTTCTTGGTGGTCTCTTCACCAATGATCCGTGTCCGAACCGGGCCTGCGGCAGGGAACATCTCGGTAATGGTTTCTGACTGGAACCTGACAACTGCCTCGGTAATCATGGGGTGGAACACGCCACTGGCACCCTGCCAAGGTTCTGTGCGCTCTTCAAACTGAAGACCCAGCAACTTCAAACCTTCGACATAAGCCTTTTCCCAATCCTTACGGCTACCCTTGTCGTTGGAGATATCCCCGTCCAGATCTCCTGCGATGGAAGACATCTCACCATCGTCCATTTCTTCTGCGAGGTTTAAACCAAAATCAGGATCAACCTTCTCAATGGAGATATCCAAGCCACCCATGTGGATATCTACCGACTCGGGATCGACAATCTCAATCTCAATTGGCTCTTCTGCCATTGCCAATTCCTCAAGACCTGCGGGCGCTTGGTACAAACTCTTATCAAAATTAGCCATTGGGTATCCTTAGTAGTATTCGTATTTACGTCGAAAGATTGGTGCTTCATCTTCCTCGTCTGAGGCAATCTGGATAAAGCCACCCTGCCGAAACCGCATTAATGCTTGGCTGCTGGAGTCAACCAAGTCATCGTTATCCCCATTGGGGAATGCAGCCATCTCTTCCATAACCTCGTCTGCCCAGCGTGTTGTTGGACACCATACAACCCCAGAGGCAAATAAGTCTGCAATAGAGTTTACACGGCTTATTTTGTCGTTGCCTTTGCCGGGGGTGTACTCGGACAAGGGGACACCAATCTTCCTAAGCTCATAAATTAAGGGAGCGCCAGCAGCGCGCTTCTCAATAATCAGGGTATCTGGCTCCCACTGCTTGTATAGCTCCAAGGCCATCTTCTTAAGCTCAGGGAACTCCATACGCTGTTTAAACGCATCTAAGAGAATGATATTCGTCTTGTAGTTACCCTTGTCATCGGGGTGTTCAAATATTCCCCAAGTGGTACAGGCGGAATAGTCGGCACGGTTATTCTTCTCAAATGCCGTGTCCCAAGACTGAATAAGGTAATCACATACCGGCATCTTCTCTGGTTCCCAGATACGCCACTGATCCCGTTTGATAATCGCACCCTCATTACCGGTGGGATTCTGTTGGTACTGCGCTTCCCATTTAGCAACGGGCAGTTCTGCCTTGAGGGATTCCAATTCCTTCTTAGACCAGAACGCAGGCCACAGAGGAGTTCCTGACGGGAGAATGGCGGGAAACTCAATCACTTCCCATTCATCCACTCCATCATTGGCGGACTTCTTCAGGATCTGCCCTGTGAGATCTCTCTTAGCCCACCGGGTCATAACAATGATGATCGCCCCGTTAGGCTGCAAACGCTGCCGAGGCCCAGATGTGTACCACTCATACACATTGTCAAAGATCGCAGGGTTATTCTGCTTCGCCTCCTGCTCCGAATGCGGATCATCAATGATCAATAGATCTGCACCCTTACCAGTGACGGCACCACCCACACCAATAGCGAAGTAGTCCCCTCCCTTATTGGTGTTCCACCTACCAGCAGCTTTGGAGTCCGAAGACAGCTTTGTCTCAAAGATCTTTGAATACTGCTCAGAGGAAACAAGGTTCCTGACCTTGCGTCCAAATCCTGTGGATAGTTCTGCGGTGTGAGCAGTCTGGATAATCTTCTTCTCCGGGAACTTTCCTAGAAACCAACTGGGCAGAAGAAAAGAAGCAAACTCTGACTTAGTGTGCCGGGGAGGCATATTAATAATCAACCGCTTCAATGTCCCATTGGCAACCCTCTCAAAGGCATCTGCCATGATCTTGTGATGCTGCCCTGAGATAAAGATAGGCCACATCTGCTGGACAAAGAACAGGAAGGACTCCCTGCACTTCTCAATCCTGTCCATCTCCAAGAGCATATTAATCTTTGCTCTCTCCGTGTCGGGAACCTTGTCCACGATACTCAAATACCCGGATATCTCTTTCGCCGTCAGGAGCGTCATAGCTTGCTAATCTCCTTCATGGACTTATCCACCAACTTAATGGAATGGAACTTGTACGGCTTCAGATCCAAATGCCCATCCGCCTTTAAACGGTGAATGATCCGGTGGATGTTGGACTTAGAAGACAAACCCAAACTCTTGGCTATCACCTCATAAGAGGGAGATACACCATGCAGCCTTATGTAGGCTCTGATGAAGTCCAAGACAAGCTGTCTGCGTTTAGTCATGCCGGGAGTTTAAACGAGATTGAGAACGTTCGCAAATGTCTTTCCTGAAAATATATATACCGGGGGGGGTTGAGAGGGAAAGAGAAGGGGGGTATGTCGCTATGTAATCGTTTGAGCGGATTAGAGCGTAATACGTGCGGGGGCAGTAGCGGGTCATTTAGGGGGGTGGGGGGTGGGTGGGGTCGCCATCCTCGCCTGATACCAGTAGCCCCCCCGTTTACACGCTCTTGGTCAGCAGCTTGAGGTGACCCGACAACTCCCGCTTCAACTGGTCAGCGCTTGGTGCTGCCACTGCTGTCTCTGTCTGTGGTGTAAACACTCCGACTGCTTTGCCCATTAGTTCAAGAGCTTTCAGGCGACTGCCCTCTTGCTTGGCTCCCTTGCTCAGTGCAAGTAGCTGACGCAGGACATATCTCTTGGTGGCTGCAACGTCCTCTGTGAGTGCTTCCACAGTCTCTCCCCAAGCGTCTTCCAGCATCTGACTGATCACTGGGTGCTTGGTCAGCTTGTATGCGTTGGCACTGATCACCCTGTCGCTGCTCTTGTCATCTGGGTATGCTTCCCTGTAGGCGTCAGCGTTACCCTTACCCTGTATCTTGGCTGCGACGAATGCCAACTGCTTCGGGGTCAAGCGTCTGATCTGCCTCGGGCTGGTGATGACTGTTCCGTCCTTGCGCTTTGCTGGTGGCTCCGCTCCTGCGACCAATGCGTCCATGTCAGTGCCTGCCCATTGATCGTCCCCTGTGTCTTCCTCTGCCTGTGCGGCGTTTTCCAAATCATTGAGATACTCTATCGAGGTTGTCTTGCCCATAGCCTTGTCCCTTTGCGTGGTCTGTACTGGTCAAGTATACAGTCCTGATGATTTAAACAGCACTGTTCGTGCATCCAGTGCCCATTTCGGGGTTTCTGTGGGCAACCTGTGGACAACCTAGCCTGTGTGGATAAACCTGTGCATAACTCATGTACAAGTATGTGCATAACCCTGTGGATAACTCCATTTCATAATGTGAAAAAACGCGCTGGTTGCACGATCTTTTTTTTTCCATACCTAGGTAGCCTGAACCCCCGATCGTGCAAAAGAAAGCGCTTTCATAAAAAGGGCTGGCATGAGTCCTGCTACGCGCGCATAGGCGCATCGCGCGATACAGTCAGTTGCCAAAAGCACCCCATCAGGTAATAACCCTACGCTCAACTCGGGTTAATATTGGCCTGTTGATTTGCACGCTATCAGTGTGATAGCCTTGCACCGCCATCAGGCAGTCAACCCCCCCTTACTGGAGACCTTATGTACACCGCTCAGATCAATGCCCACGGCAACGTGATCGTCTGCAAAGGCGACACCGTCCGCACCTCTTACCGCATCATCCACACAGGCACTTACGCTGAGTGCCTCAAAGTAAAGGCAGGTGCAGCATGAACAAGTACCGCACCTATACCGACCAAATGCTTGCCAACGGATTGGCTGATTGTTACGAGACCCTGCGAGTCGGGTCTTATGCACCGGATCACCCTTATGGGCGCAAGGTGTGGACTGACATTGATGCCATCAGGGACGAGCAAATGGCACGAAGCCGCCGCGCGGGGCATGACTACACCCCAAGCTGGCACACCCGCTCCAATGGTCAGCCCTTGGACACTGAAGCCTGACATTACAGCCCGTTGCCCTGTCCTGTGCAGGGTCTCGGAGTGCAATGTCGCACTGTTTCGGAGATTCTCCCAATGAAAATCTACTCTACTCGCGAGGAATGGCTGGTCGCAGCCGTTGAAGAGTTCCGTCCGCTTTTCGCCGCCAAGGCGAGTCCCATTGCCGCCAAGGTGCGCGTCACCTGCGGCTTCCCGTCCAACGCCAAGCGCTCCCGCGCAGTCGGTGAGTGCTGGGCCGACACTGCCAGTGCTGACCGCTCGATGGAGATTCTGATCTCCCCCACTATTGCAGACCCAATGCGAGTGGCTGACATCTTGGTTCACGAACTGTGCCACACCGTTGCGGGCGCAATGAACCACGGCAAATCGTTTCAGAAAGCGGCTGATGCTATGCACCTGATCCCCGCTGCGGGAAAGACCGCATACAAGGCGACCACAGGCGGTGATGCGTTTAAACAGGCATTCGGGGCAATCATCGAGGGTTTGGGTGACTACCCTCACGCCCAACTGTCGATGGCTACTCGCAAGACGCAGGCGACTCGGATGCTCAAAGCCTGCTGCCCATCATGCGGCTACACCGTGCGACTGACTGCCAAATGGGCTGCTGTTGGGATGCCTACTTGCCCCGCTGACGGCGACACTTTTAATCTAGGAGAATAATCATGGCGAACGACAACAAAATTGACATCTTGCAGATGGGTGTGGCGCAGGTGCATGGCGCTTGGAAGGTCTACCACGCCAATTCTCCTTGGGTGAGCAAGGCAGATGCCGCCGAACGCATGGCGAACGGCATCCGCGCAGGGGTCTACTCCCTGCAGAACATTAAAGATTGCTTCCCTGTTGCGGTTCCGACTGGTGTCGGTGACTCCACGCAGATCAAGGATGCGATTAATGATGCGATTGCCCCCCTGCGCGGGGTGGTAGATCGTGCAGATGTGCGGTCACTGGACGCTTTGAATCGGACGCAGCAGGCGATAGACCGGATGACCGTGCTGGAGATGGAGCGAGTTCAAACCATTGACACGCTGAATGATTTCGAGGATCAGTTCGACAAAGTCGCCAAGGTCATCAAGGGGCTGGGTGACAAGGTGGATCAGGCTGCGGTGATTGATCCTGACCTAGTGGCGGATCAGGTGGCTGCTGCCGTGGCTGATGCGTTTAAACCATTCAATCAGGCGGTGGTCGCGGCTGGCGCGCAGACCGTGGTCGGGCAGATGGTCGCGGTGTCCAAGATCAAGACCGCTCCGGTGTCAGAGGTGTTCGGCATCGAGGTGCGTGATGCCAAGGGCAATGAACTGTCGGTCGATGTCTACGACAACGCTGCCGCCCCTGCCATTGATCCCTGCTTTGTGTGGACTGAGAACATTCTCAAGCACCTGTTGCTGAGTCAGACCACGGGCGAAAACCTGTGGTTCGGCGGGGAAAAAGGTACAGGCAAGTCGGAGACCGTGCGGCAATTCGCTGCGCGGACTGGTCGGGGTTACTGCCGAATCAATTTTCACAAGTACACCACCAGCGAGGACTACATTGGTGCAGTGGGACTCGAGAACGGCGACACCGTTTTCAAGGAAGGCGACTTCCTGACGGCCTACACCACACCCGCCACGCTGATCCTGTTGGATGAGATCACCAACGCAGACCCTGCCGCGCTGGCTACCCTGAACGGTTTCCTAGAGCCGAACAGTGCGGTGTCATACGGTGGAGCCGTGCGCCGCCGCGCACCCAACGTCTTGGTCTTTGCTGCTGACAACACCCTGACCAATGGTGATGAGAGCGGACGCTACGCTGGAACCCGCCAAATGAACTCCGCACTGGCTGACCGATTCGCACGGGTTGTTGCGTTTAAACATCTGCCGCTCGCAGATGAGGTCAACGCAGTGGTGCGTCATACGGGCTGCACTGAGGCACTGGCTGATCACGTTCTGCGCGCCGTCCACGCCTGCCGTGCCAAGGTCACCAGTGGTGATGTGATTGATGCACCCTCCATCCGACAGGTGATGGCTTTCGTGCGGTCTGTCGCGGTGCTTGGTGTCGATGAGGCGTGGGCTGCGTCTATTGGTCACCGTCAGCCGTCCGAGTCGGCGACTGCCATCGAGGCCATCAAGGCCACCTACATCAACGCTGAATTCATCAGCAACAACATCTAAGGGGATCCTCATGCGCAAAATCAACGGTATTCAGTTCCGCGCTGGCGTGGAAAAGGCTATCCACAAGGTCGCGTCTGACCTTGGCGAGTCAGTGTCGGTGACTTGGTCGAATGAGATCACCACTGCCGCGATCAATCAGTGGGGAAACATCCTGCTGGCGAATGTCGCGGATGACGCGCTGGTCGATCAGGCGCTGGTATGGCGCTACGCAGCTAAGGGGCTGCACGAACTGCTCCACCGCAAGTGGACAAGCTTCTACGCGCTGCGCTCCATCGGAGACC